CTGTTCGTATATAACTGTTGTACCGGCAGGGAAAGATTCTTTAGGATTATTCTCTACAATTAAGTTAGATTGTAAAGGACCTATTGGTAATCTTGAGTTTGTACCATCATTATCTCTGTACTCGATATCGCCTGCTGTAGTATATGAACCGGCTGTACCTGTTGAGAGAACTTTCCAATGGTTTGCGGAAGCTGTTGTTCCGGGTGTATAGTTTGTACCTGATAATGGACTAACGCTGTCAGAATCCATTATGTACGCATCGCTATTATAAAGAACTATGTCACCTCTATAATAGCTTGCTGAACTCTGCCATGTACCTACGTAGTTTACACCACGCATCATGACTGTCCAGTTTGTTGAGTTTTGTTCTGGTGAAGCTGTTGTGTTCGCTGCGTCTGCTATGCAAATATAGCTAGAACCAGAGTGAAACACTACATCATCAACCTCGTAGGCAGAAGCGGTACTCCATGTACCTTTCCAAGTAAACTTCAGTTTGCCTAAATCTATTTGTGCCATTTTTTAAGCTGTTGTGTTCAATATTAAATGTCCAGATGAATTTAGGGAATATCTGGGAGTTCCTTGAGTTCCACCTGATGTTGCTGAGTGCAAGGCTGCGGAGTCTCCTATGTGCCACTGTGCTTCGTTTTTGTACTGATAATCTTCTACTTTATATGTAGCAGTATCAGAAGCTGTAGCATAGTCTAACTTAAGTGAGCCTGCTGAATCTCTATGAAAACCATAGAAAACAGTAAAGCCTGCATAAGTGTTAGCTAGTGTTGCATAGTGAAGGGCAGATAACTGTCCGGTAGCACCGCCAGTTGTAGTAAATGTAGTATTAGCGGGATTAGCTGCATACTTTTGTGCATCTGCAATTTGAGCTGAAATAGCACTTCCGGCAGTAGATGCAGTTGTTGCACTAGCTGCGGCTTGCGTAGCATATGCTGATGCTGACTGATTGCTTGCCTGAGCCGCTGCTGCTGCACTGGCAGCGTTAGTTGCACTGGCAGCCGCTGCTGTCTGTGCTGCTACTATCGCTGTATTATTATTTGTTGTGATGTCTTCAACTTGTTGTTTATTGACACCATCTGTCGCAGCTATACCGGCGGCAACATTTGTTATCCGGTTACTACCTACGTTTAGATTACCACTGATGGTTACGTTAGTTAACGTACCACCAAGGTTTTGCACTGCATCTTTCTCTTCTTGTAAAGAGTATATAGTTTGCAGTGCGTTGTCATTTAAGTCAGCTGCTTTTACAGAGGAACCGGGAGTATACGTAACTCGAGGCGTGCTAACATCCGTGCTCCTACCAATACGAATAATTACTGGGCTTGCGGGTATATTTCCTGATGTAAAAACAACTGTACCACCACCGCTAGGTGTGTAGTTAGTTATGTTATAATGAGTGCCTGCTGTCTGAAGGACACCATCTAGCTTAACATCTATGTCAGTGGTTTTAAGTGACTGGAAGGTAAAATTTTTATTATTATTACCATCCGCATTGTATTCAATGAATGTTAGTGCCATTATTTAGGAATGTTTAATAATTTTGCTGTCTGATTTTTTTTCATCTTCCGTTCGAGTTTTGACTTCTCTCTTTCTCTCTGTATTGTAGCGGCTTCTTGATCTTTCATAACTTTCAACCAAGCAGCTTTACGTGCTTTATCGAACAATCTACCTATCATAATATTATGGTAGTAATCTCTAGGTTGGAAGTCAGCTCGTCTACCAGAATTTATATCAGTATACATCTGCTCCAGAGACGCTAAGATTTTAGGGTCTTTAGCAAGTCTACCTAATTTTACTTCTAGTCTTTCTTCGCCTATTGCTTTTTGGAATAAAGATCGTAACCTAGGACTATCAGTTAAGTCATCTCCATTAGGAGAATATAGTACTGACATTCTAATATCATAACCACTATTAAATAGCAAGGTTCTACCGGGACTAGGAGTCAAGTTAAATGCTACAGGTATGAAAGCATTGTAAGCTCTAGTAATAAAGTCATGATTCTTAATAGGTCTACCATTTAATAAATCATACTTAATAGGTAATTGTTGACCAGTTAATTTTTCGCTCATTAAGTTACGGTTACGTATAGAGTCGAAAATACCAGAGCTGAGTTCACGTGTATGTGGTGTAAATATTCTACCTAAATCATTACGTAAACCGGCTAAGGGTATCTGGTTGTTTGCAAAGCCTGCTATAATTCTACTAGCCTGACCGGGTTTACCACCAAATAAATCAGCAAATGACTGTAAGCCTGCTAGGTAAGATTTACTTGTTACACCTTGAGATAAGAGTAAAGCAACTTTTAGTAAGTTATCTTCTGTCCACTCTTCACCCATAAGTAAACTAGCATCACCTATATCAGCTATCATAGACATAATCTGGTTGAATGGTTCAAACGAATCATACTCTACTCCAACATCGCCGAAGAAAATAGTACGTGGTTTGTATCCCGCATCCATCCATACTTGTCGTTTCTGTCTGTCTACAGGTCCGTTACCTGTCATTCTACCTGTCATCCATGCCCATGCAGCCATACTAACTAGAGCAGAGCCCATAGCTAATCTACCTGTTTGTAATGCCTTAGCGTTTATTAGGTCTTGATCTGAGTATATACCATACTTAGATAACTCGTCTAAATTTTGCCCGGGTCTAGCATAAGCTATATCGTTAAACTCTCTAACTAGAAAGTTAAAACCGGGTGTATGTTTAGCTGTAAGTTTTAGTCCGTTTACACCAGTTCTAGCAAACAAGAAGAAAGGTTTAGCCCAAGGGTTTTGCTGAAACACTGAGTTTAGGTTAGCAGCAAATCCTTTTAAATCTTGTGTTAATGTAACTTCTTTACGTGCAAATTCTGTAGCTGCATCACTAATATTACCATCAGCATCAAAGATATCTTGATAGAAATAATCTTCGTAGTTTTTAATAAGCTCTGGAGTTATATCTATATGACCACTAATCTTACCGGCTTGCTTTTGGTCCATAGCAGAGATAAGAGCTTTTTCTCGCATCTTAACCCTACCTAAAATGTATGCAAAAGCATCGTCAGTTGCAGCCATAACTTTAGTAGAGTATGTTAAGAAACTAGCATTATTCATTTGTCTAGCCATATTAGCCATTCTAAATGCTGCTTTGTCCCCTGCTGTAGCTCTGTCGCTTTCTGCCCATCTACGTATAATTTCCCAGTTATCGTCGCCTTTTGTATACTCAGAGAATCTAGTCTTTACAGTTGCTATATCTCCTGACCAGTATGAGTTAAGTCTAGTTTTAAATAACTCGAATGACTCAGGTATAGCTTCCATCATAGCATTCATAGATGCAAGACCTACACGTACACTTCTAGTATCTCCAGTAAATGGAAGTCTAATTAATGCACCTATTGTCTGATTCATAGGACGCAAGAATGTATGAGTAGATGTACCAATAATAGCTCGTAAAGGCGTCTTAGGTGAACTAAGTACACTGTGAGTAAATACACCTTGTAGTTCTCTTATTAACGCACCTGACTGTGCTTTACCTTCGATCTCACCACCTTTAATCATCTTTCTAGCCCATGCGTCAAAGTCATCAAGACTGTTAACTGTCTGCATAGAAGAGAAAGCTTCAAATAATGCCATTAATAAATTACTATCTTCTGACTTATCTGCAATATTTAGTATACTTTGTATGGATTCACGAGTGTCAACCATTTCTTGTGACAGTGTTTTCTTTAAATACTGTACCTTAGAACCGGCTCCAAGCTCTCTAAAGTTTTGTGATTTTATGATTCTAGCTTTTTTTACTTCAGTAAGTAGAGTAAACATAGTATCTCTAATAGCTTCTAGAGTACTATCTGTATCTGCTAGGTCAACAAAGTTGCCTAACTCTCTACCGGCTATACCTAAATCACGTACTTGTTGTAATAATGTACCCATAACCATGTCAGCAACAACTACATACTTACTTGTAATAGTTTCTATGCTGTCTACAAGATTACCGTCTATATCTGTTATAGAATATGCGTCAGTATTTCTTAGTATTTCTTCTAAATATTCTTCTGGTGACATATTCGCCGCATTTCTACCAAGTGTAATACGTTGATGTGCAGCTATAGAGTCACCAAATACCTCTGTTAATGTGAGTCTGTTCTTTTTAACTTCTTCAATAATAGCACGATATTTGTTATTACTGTATAATTTACGTAAAACTTCATCAGCTATTTCTTCTGTAATACCGGCTTCTTTAGCTGCTCTTGCTCGTTGTACGGCAGTAACAACATTACCGGCAGAACCATCTTCTGAACCCCAGTCTTCACGTATTTTCTTCTGCTGTTCCCATACAGTATATGGGTCATCTTCTGATAAATGTGCTCCCTGATGTGGCTCAGCTAGTGCTTTATTTTTACTAGCTCTAAATCTTGTCTCGTTTTCTCTAAGTTCTTCGAGACCTTTAGCTAGAGTTTGATCTTGTACACTTTTTTGACGTTTACCTATTTTGTCAACTACTGATTTTTTACCTTTACCAAGTAGCATAGCAGCACCGTCAAATATTAGACCTATACCCATACCTTCTACAATGTTTTTTAACTTCATCATAGTAGGATGGTCAGTATCTTTCGTGCTTAATGGAGTATCTATCCAACCATAATGGTCACGTAAGCTACCTAGAGCATTATGACCATCAGATTCTTTAGATACTAAATCAGATATAGCACCAATACCGGCTGCACGTACTAAACTCGGAGCACCTAATAATGCTTTTGCAGTTGCACCTACACCCAATCCGATACCGGCGGCGGCTGCACCTTTAGCAGCTAGGATAGTAGCCCCTGCCATAGTACCAAAATGTACTACACCTCGAGCTAACTTACCCCACCATGTTTTTGTTATTATTTCACTCTGACCATTGTTTGTAAATGGGTCAAAGTCAGGTTGATAATAACCCTGTTCTTTAATTTCTTTTTGCCGTTGACCGGAAACAGCGTCTATAGTACGTTCTACAAAAGTTGTACCAGATGACAATGTATCTTGTATACCACCAGAAGGTATAGAAGCTAGTTCTTTTAGTACACCTTTAACACCACCAATACCTTCATCAGTACGTGGGTCTTCAAGTGCAGCAGATTCTTCTTCTAGTGCCTGTTCAGCAGCTACCTGATCTTCTTGATACTGAGCTTCGGAAATTTGAAATTCCTCTGCTGTAAGAGCAGGGGGGTCATCGTCTGGCTTTTCGTAACTAGCACCAATCGCTCGGTCTTGGATTAGTTCTTCTTCATTCATTCGTTATCCTCCCCGTAATAGAATATCTCACCATCGTCACCGATATTACCGTAGTAAAAAACATGTTCAGTAAGTTCAGATGAAGTATATAATCCGGGTATGTTGTATTTGTCCGTGTCAGTATAAAGACCTTCCATGTCATCAAAGTTCAACCCACTAGGAGCGTAGCTTTCTAGACCTAAGCCATTAAACATTTTCTTTAGCTGACCTGTTTCCATTAAAATAGCAAAGTATAATTTGTTCTGATTCTCTTTTGTAAAAGTATCAGTTTTAAAATCTAAGCCAGATGTTTGCCTAACTCGTTCGATTTGAGCGGCATTTAATTTAAACGAACCAAAGCCAGTAGTTCCGTAACCTTTTTCAGCAAAGCCACCGGGTTTAACAAGATCATCTATTGTAGTATTATCATAGTCAATCCTTTCTTTATAAAAGCCTGACACGTTACCATGATCTGGATTCTTAGTTTTCTCAGCAAATTGTGGAAAGAAAGAAGTTGTATTTTCTGGGTCGTAATCAAAAACTCTAAGATACTTTTCTGAACTTGGATGGTAAAATAAATTCTTAGCAACAGAATTATCAAAATTATTTAATGTGCTAGGTGCTAAGTTTTTTAACTCTTCATCATAACCTAAAGCTTCTAGTCTCATTCTAGCTATCATATGACTATTTAAAAATTTCATATTACGACTAGCTTCAACATAAAACTCAGGTATATTACCACCTCGAGCATATTGAATTAATGCTTCAATGTCTTCGCCTTCATGTGGCTGATCGTGCTCAAACCAAGCTTGTCTAGTTTCTTCATTTTCTATTTTATTACGAGCGATACGACCGGCATTAGCAACATAAAGATTACGTTTACCTTTACCTGATCTATAATACTCTGCGTATGGTATAGTTTTTTTACTCTTACCAGTACCTACTGTAGTACCATCTTCTGGACCAAGATTCTTGACAATCTCACCTTCTGCTTGATCTAGTGCCTGCTCTGGAGATAGTCCACCACCTTCTTTAGATGTAAGATATAGAAACTTTTTCTTAAGGTCTGCCTTGACGTTATCTATAACAACGCTAGTTTCTAATTCTTTATTAGAAGTTGTAAGTGTATTACCTAATGTAGTCGATACGTCTTGTTCTATTCTTTTCTCGTACTTTTCATATAATTCTTTGTTCTGCTCAATCTTGTCGTAACCTTTTATCTTCTTTTCATACTCTTCCCTGAGTTTAGAGTCATTGATTTCATCAAGTCTTGCTGAAGCATTTTCAAAATCATTTTGTATTAAATCATTATCTATATGCTTTACAGTATCAATATCAACTTTATCTTCGTTTGTTACATATGCTGTAAGTGGTTGAAAATAACGCCAAAATTGATTGCTGTTATCGTCAGCAACAACTATGCCATGTTGATCGTTAAGTAACTTTTTAACATTGTTAACTTCATCTAGTAAGTGACTTTCTGTAGCACCACCAGCTATTTTTGATAACCTTTCTTTAGCTTTCTCGACTTCAGTAGTAACTGTATTCTGTTGAGTTTTTAACTTTCTATCATGCTCTCTAGTGCCTGCTTTTTCATGTAGCACTTTTACAGCTTGAAAGAACTGTGGTCTAAACTCGCCTAAACTTTTAGTAAGACCATCGTGCCTATCTTTTATGCCATCTATAGCCAAAATCTTGTTTAGATCAGCAGCTAGTAAATAACCATTATCGACAGCCCATGTCATGTCATCTAACATAGTTTGAAAATGTAAGTCGGTATCTTGTTTACCGCTCATTTTCTGTAATTGCTTTAAGCGTCCAGAATTAGGGTCATCTGCATTACCAAATATAGCTGCATAAGGATTAGACTTGATAGCATTAGCAAAGTCTATTCTAGATTTAGTTTTATATTGCTCTTTAGATTTTTGATAAGATTGTTGTAAAAATTGAGACCTAGCAGCTTGGTCGGTTCCTTCTGTACTTTTAATTAATTGAAGTATGTGACGATTGCTCATTTTGTTTTTACCACTAAATACTTCAGCAGTAAAGTAAAATGATTCGTTTAAAAATTTTGATACGGCATCATACATCAGTGGATTACCCGCACCATCATTGGCAGCCATAGCATCTTGTAAACTTACCATGCCAAAACCATCTATAGGTACTTTAGTATCCTGATTAGCTAGCATAAATCCTTGATAACTTTTACCAACTTCTGTAACTAAGGCTTTACCTTTTGTATCAAAGTCAGCAACTGTAAGACTCTGGTTAACATATATACCTTCTTCAAGTATATCTAGATTACCAGTTTTTGCAAAATCTATGTCAGCATCATAAGCAATCTTCATACCTTCTACGGCAGCCGCATTACTTTCTTTAAAAATGTTTTTAAACTTTTCGTCTTCTTCTTCTCTATATAAAAAGTCTTTAAACTTGTCATCAACTTTTTTATCTAGAGACATATTAAAGTCAATGTCTGAGTCGGCAGTAAATATATCAGCCATCTTAGGCATATCACTGCCACCAAGCTTCTTACTGTTTGCTTCTCCGGCTTTGACTTTATCTTTATATGCTTTTAGCTGACTTCTATTATCTTGCCACTTCTGAAACTCAGGTGCAAACTTACCTACATCGGCAATTAGCTGTCCTAGTTTTTGAAAGTTTCTTGATTTAGTTTCAGCAGCAGCGATAGCATCTTGTGCTCTTTGTTTGTATTGAGCATTGTTATTAGCTATAAGCTCGTTGATGCCTGCGTTAATACTTTCACTACGTTTATTACTAACGTCTGCAAAGTTAGTATCGGAGGTGTTAAACATATTGGAATCCATTATGCCACCTCCCTAAACTCAACATCTATCTGGTTATAGTCTACACCATAATAACCATTGTTTAATTTTACAACAGCTTCTGGTTTTCTCTCTTTTACTTCCTGAGCCATAACTCCTATATATTCTTTTGTAGAGTCAAGATATCTAAATTTATATATGTTGTATCCGTCAATAGATTTACCAATTTTCTTGACGTTATCTTTTAGACGAATATCACTTCCGGGAAATAATCCCATAACTCCAGTAGCGACGTTTAGTCCGAAACTTATACTGTTCATTAACTGACCGGCTCTGTCTCTAGGAGGCATCATAGTAGGCATACCAAACTGTGGTCCCATACCAAGAGCATTATACTCTTTCTGAATCATAGCTTGTTCTCTTCTTTGTATACCTTCTCTTGCTTTAGCTTCTCCTACAGTAGCCATTTTGAACATCTGTTGATCTAGTTTAGAAACCTTAGAAAAATAGTTAGCTTGCTTCATACCGCCGTAACGATTACTACGCCCGCCACTGTTGACCGATTTACTTTGAAAGTACTGTCTGGCTAAGTCTTCTTTTTCTGATAAAGCTTTACCTCGAGCTTGGATAGCTACTTCTTCAAAGTCTGCTTCGGCACGTGACCGTCCTAAACCTCGTATAGTTTGTAGGTTCTGCTTAAAATCAGCTTCTTTATTCCATTGTTTTATCGAGTTAGCTTTGTATTCGGCATGTCGCCTATTATTCTCGACTCGGGCGGCTTCTCGCCTTCCCGCATTAGGGTCTGGTGCACACACGGCAAAATTCTATAAATGGTAAATTGTTAGGTCCATGATTAAACTTACGTAAAAACTTGAAACCTATGAATTTGAGTAGTTTTAAATGTGCTGTATTTCTACAGTCTACGATGTTCCACAACAGAGGCTCAGTACGGCTATCGACCCACCGCTTGGCTTCTCTTGCAAATGTAATTGGATAACGATGGATTGCCGGAGTGCATAGCATCCAGATTTCTCCACCGTCCCCGACTCCTGCTAGTCCGGCAGTCTTGCCGTCTGGTACTGTGAAATACACAGCAGAGCCTTCCTGAGCCACTCTAGGGAGGATTAGGAATGGGTCTAACCCATGACCCTCGACGACCTCTCTGAGGTCATCTGGGCGTAGGTTATAGGCCACCTCTAAGGCAGCCTCTTTTGTAATTGGTTTTACGTATTGATCTAATTTAGACACGTTTATAATATCGAGGTGAAAAGTCTCCTTCCCAACTCACCGCTCTTAGCGTGGATGGTGCAGGGTGTTGAGATTTAAGTGTAATATCTACGTTAGTATTACGTTCATATACTGGTATAGTCTTGATAAACTCGTCTACATACGGTGCGTCAGACACATCGTACTCGTCTAACTCTGTAGATTCATAGACTTCTGTATAGTCATTCTTACCAATACGTGAAAGAGTTGTTTCGTAGAGACCTATCTTACCGAAGTGTAACTTCATTCTATGTATAACTAGAGACGAGTTAACATCAGCTCGAGCAGATTCTCCTTGAGTTTGTGTTAAATAAAATGTAGGAAACAGTACTTTGTATTCATATAAATAACCTACAAAGATTGATGCTCCTGACCAGTCTCCCGGTACTGTAAATGATGTACCAGATATCGTAGCCTTTGCATATCTACCTACTCTGGTAGATGCTGTATTTGTATCTATAACTACTAAATCATAGTTAGGTGTAGTAACTGAGGTTAACCAGTTCTGCCCACTAAATGTAGTTTTATTGGTAGGATGGTCAAACGTACCACCAGATATTTGTATATGATTATCTATATGTAATAAATAATCTACGTTATCCTGTATAATAGCAGGGTCTGATTCTGTTTGTACTAATCTGACTTCCTGTAAGAAGTTATCTGTATCTAAGAAGTAATAGTCATCATTGATAACAAAATGATACTTAAGTGGATTGTTAAACTTCCATTTAAACCATGCTGATTGCTGACGTTTATCTCCTACGTTCAGATATCTAAATCCTTGTACTTCATCAGAGTCTGTTTTACCTATTAATACTAGGTTATTTTCTCTTGAGTTAGTAAATAAGTCTACATTCTTAGGTATTAATGTAGGAACTACCTGACTTTGGTTTACTACGTTAGGTTCTCCTTCTCTAGCAATATTAGCCATTTCATTAAATCGACTAAATTTACCAGAATTATCCAGATATGCTACTGTAGTGCCTAGTGATATAGGAGGTATGTCCTTATTATAGTTAAATGTAGATATACTACGCAACTTAGCGGTATCAGGGTTAAGTACTGTATCGTCAGATGATAGCAAAAACTGTTGGTTTGAGCTAAATACTACAAGACCTGAGTTGATATCTATACCATCAAACAGCTCTGACGGGAAGTTAGAGGAACAAGATATGTCAATAGGGTCATTAGCACTAACTGTTAAGGCAGTTTCTGAGAAGAAATCAGGTTCTCCTAGCGTGCCCGGGCGGCATAATACTACGTTTTCGCCTGCTAAAAATGCTAATCTGTTACGGAAAAATAATACTCTGTTGATACGCTTGTCTACAAATGACGGCATAGGGTTTGTATTCTCGTCTCCCACACCTCTGTCTGCATAACCAAATTGTTTGATAGTAAATGTAGCTACTTCTGTAGATGTACCGGGGTTTGCTAGAGCAGTTCTTTGTATAACTAGAGGCATATTAGTAAGACTCAAGTCTATACCCGGCTTTGCACACTCTACCCATGAGCCTGTACCGTCTTGATTATTTAATCCTTCAAATTTTAGGTAATAATCATCTTCATCAGACTGTCTAGAGTTTGATACTTTAACTATATAGCCATGTTTACACTGTTTTGGTAATAAAGACACATCGTTTACAGCTGTACCCATGCTTCGCATTAGGTCATCTTCGACTATCTCTACATTAAATGCGGTAGAGCTAGACATGTAAATTCCGTTACCTATTATTTTACCAGTAATTCCTGTTGGTAGTTCTCCAAGAATACCACCTAATACTGTATCAGCACTAACAGCAGTATCAGCATCAAATGGTGTAGGTGATGGACGGGCTAATTTTAGGTTAGCTTTTACGGATATTGTTTCATGCTCCATTACCTCTATAATATAGGTAGCCGGAGATTCTCCTTTACCAGAGTTACCACTTGTTCCACTACTAGACGAACCTGTTATAGTACGTCCCTTTGCAGAACTCATAGTCACAGTTACCTGATCTCCAAAAGCCCAACCTTCTCCACCATGTAGAAGAATAGCTTGTCTACTATATGCACACGCAAAGTCATTTGGTGAGTCACCGTCACCACCTATGTTACCTTGCTGTCCACGTATGTCAAGTTTAAATATTAGATTATTTTTACCAGAGGTTACTGTATTATTATTTACGTCTGTGACTAATAATGTATTTGTACCAGTATAACTGCTAGCAGCAGTACAACTAAATGTCTGTATACCTATACCTCTGCACTGTCCAGTACCACCACTTTCATCAAGTGTGTCAGAAAGTATTTGTATACGTGTAGCTCTCGTAAATGTTGTTTCTGTATTATTATTATAAATATTCATACCGTACTGTCTTCCGTTTTCAGTACGTGTAATTTCTACAAAAGCAAAATGTGAGTCAGGATTATCTGGTGTTGTACCTGACTTGCCTACCAACGTATTAGCATTAGTAGCATCACGACTACAAACAAAGGTAGTGTCGTTGATAGTAAGGAACTGTATGTTTTCACTGTTGCTTGTTGCTAGATAGTTTTTGATTGCTGTCTCGCCACCAGTACCGTATGTAATGTTTTGTTCAGCTCCGGCGTTATCTCCAGATGCTTTCCACATTCTTAGTGTACCGTCTGCGGCTACCTGTCCGATGTAAGACCCTTCTTCTTCGTCACGATGGTAGTGAAACCACGAACCACCTGTAGCTACGTTTGGTAAAGGGTTAGTGCCTACTCTTTTTGCACCCGGTCTTTTATACAATCCTTTAGTAATGTCAGGTATTGCATTTGAAACATCTTTTACTTGTCCGGGATATTTTAACTGATCTGGCTGTTCCGATATACCACCAGTAAAACTAGGAATGGTTTGTGTTAGACTTGCCATTATCTTCTAAGGTTTCTCCAAGGTTGATATGTTTGATGTATTGTATTCTCTGGGAATCCAAACATGCTGTGATTACCCTGATTACATTCGTACTCCATAAGTGCAGCACGTGCTAATGATTCTTGTCCTTGCAAAAGTTTAACAAGGTTAGGGTTTGCAACCAACTGTGTAGCTGCTTTTGTTGACGCTCTATATGTGATATAACGTCTAAATGGTATAGGTAAGTTTTCAAAGGTGTAAAGTTTTACGACATCTAAGTCGATGGATGTAATGTCTGAGAAGTCATCTGTGTGATCTATCTTGTCATATAATCGACCATCACGTCTAACTACATCATAGATTCTGTTTGACCAACCATCAGAAACATCTAGTTGTAAGACGTCATTAGATATAGCGATATGCCCATTAGCATCTGGTGAAAAGGATACATGTTTTTCTGTATTAAAATGCCATCCTTCTGCCTGTGTATCTATATTAGCATCTTTTAGTAGATTAAATATAAATGATATTTCTGGATTGTCAAAGTTTAATTGTGTTATTGGTGATTGACCTATTGCTCCCAGTATAGTATTTACTGCGGACAATTCTGTGTCGATGTCAATAGTTGTGGAAGCCATAAGAAAAAAGGGGAGCCGAAGCCCCCGTATAGAATAAAAATTAAGTTAAAGCACTTGGCTTTGTTGCTGTGCCTGCGAATAATTCAACAGCAGCAGCAGGGTTAAGAGCATCTGCACCCATAGCTAAACGACCTAAGATTACGTCGCCTTGGTATACAACTGAAATGTCTCCAGATGTTACCTGTACTTGTGGTCCGATTGCTTCTACAACTCCGGCAGCTTCCTTCTGGAAGATAAGTCCGCAAGAGTTTGCAAATTCTGTGCTATTACCGTATGTGTTTACAGTCTTAGATGCACCAGAACCGGCTCTCTCGTCAGCCATAGCAACATCGACGAAATCGCCTGAGTTTCCGGGGTCTGTTACACCGGGGTTTGTTGCAGAACCTGTACCATACTTAGTACCGAAGTTACTAAAGAATGGGATGTTCATTGACTTGTAGATTTTGATGCCTGCAATCTCGATGATGCCGTTACCTGTTTGTAAAGCGTCACCTTGCTCATCTCTGTTGATTAGACCGTTAGAACCTACAGCTTGTATAAGTTCGTAGTACTGTCTTGGGTTCAACACACCCACTCTTCCGTCACCAGAAACGCCTTTCTCGTCTAGTGCAGCAGCTGCATCATAGAAAGCGTTTACTAGAGCTGTAGAGCTATAAGCATCAGATGCGTTTGTAGATGTTCCTACACGAATCTGTGTTCCACCGGGCTCTTTGAAGTTAGTCTTAGTGATAGGACTAGCTTGTCTAGCAGCCTTAGTGATTG